AATTGGTTGTACCACCGTCTCCAACATGAGCACCATAGTATGCTTTCAAAACACCTGATGCGTTGATACCGACACGCAATGAATTAGCTGTAGCATCACGTATCTCAAACAAATTAGCTATATGCCACCCAGCCCCAACACTCCAATTACGATTATTTGTGGTGTTAATTTCGTAATGGGCTGTATCTACAGCATCAAGACGCATAAGACACTTGTTGCTTATGGCCTTAATATAGACAAGCGGGTCAGTAGACGAACCAGTTTTCTCAAGATGGAGCCAATAACTCGGGGAGAGACCGATGCCAAATTGTCCTGTAACAGACAACCACAACTTATCAGTATTACCTGTTCTAAACGTAAATGGGTGGGCAGTTATTGTCCCTACACCGCCTGAAGAATCCCTATTCACGAAAGTATAAACATCACACGTGCCAGCACGGAATCGATAAAAACTATCGCCCGATGTTATAGCTTCAAATCTGGCTATCTCACCACCACCACTCCGTGAAACATGAAGCGGAACCTGTGGTGCTGTTTCGTTTATTCCGACGTTGCAACCAGAAATTTCAAGATAATCGTTGGTGTCGTCAAAGGTCAAGAGTGGTCCAGCAACTTGCCCAATTGTACCGCCATCGGGCATGGTGATATTTCCCGCCATTGTATAACTGGCTACAGTACCAGCAAGCGTTATAACACCAGCTTGTGTAATACTGAAACGTGTGACATCTCCGCCCACCTCTCTTGATCTTATATCGAATATATCGCCATTATTCCCATCACAACGAAATTGCCAGGCTGATGTTCCGTCTACTGCCCACAGAAATCCGCCTTCACTTGCAGCAGCGGCGTCGAACAACATATAACAATGACTGGTACTGTTAAGATGAAGCAGTCCAATACCGCTAACGTGAGCACCACTAATCTCCAGGCATGTGTCCGGGGCAGTCTCGTTAATGCCGACATATCCAGTAGAGTCGATCCGCATAACCTCAACTTCGGCTATCGAATCGACAGGGCATGTCTCGAACGTCAGATACGTACCCTGGGCGGCGTCAGTCCAGTTCTGAGCAGCATAAGCACAGAAATGTGCCTGTCCATTGCCGGAGTAACCTGTCGCCCCGTAACCGTGGAACGATAACTCGCCAATACACTCATCGTCCTGTACCGCGGTCGGCGTCTCTGCTGTCCCAGCCGCTCGTCGGAACGTCATAGATGGCACCTCATTGTAGGCGTCAAGCAGTACCCGTATCACGGTGCTGTCCGTACCCGCAATGTGTAGTTCAGTGTTGGCAATCCGGGTCTGTGGTGTGGCAGCGTTAGCGTTAATCGTTACGCACTGAGTAAATACTACGTCACCGTCAGCCTCGATCTGGATAGCGTCAGTGTCACCAACAGAACCAATATATGACCCGTTAGCCACAATAATATTACCGCTAACAGTGAGGGTCCCGGTAACTTCTACCTGGTGATCGGTCTCGTCGAAAACGATCATCGGGTTGTTGTTTACCCCGATACCGGCGTCGTCTGTTAAATTGAGATTGCCGGTTAATTCTATATCACCGGATACATATAGAGTCTGACTTATAGTGACATTACCAGATGCAGCTATTTGAATAGCATCAGTATCAGACACGGACCCGATATATCCATCATCTGAAATGGTTATATTGCCTGTTAAAGTTACCGTACCGGTGATGTCCACTCCACCTGAGACAATTCTTAAGGCTGGTCCTGTGCCGTCTTGACGTATTTCCAGAGCCGGTTGATCATCGCCGGCATTATCCTGGAAAACATACAAAACAGAACAATCCGTTGATGCGGCGGCAAGATCACGGACAAACTGGAAACTACCGCCGTAACCACCGTTGGGGTTACACCCAAGATAGGCCGCACCGTTTGCCTCGGCCCCGTATGCTATCAACGCTGCTATTGCACCACTGCCTGTTGTTACGGACAGACCCCAATTTGTATATGTTGTTGCATCCGAAGTAATCGCCAGACCGGCAGCATTTGTGTCCTGATCTATGAGAGTATAACCATTTATTGTCAAGCCACTAAACGTAGGTGATGAAGCAACAGCGAGGTCCTGTGGTGCGGACAGCGTCACCGTGCCATCAGCGTCGTCAGTGACCGTAATCTGATTTGCTGTTCCGGCAATCCACGAGTTGGCGTCTGTTGACACCAGAACTTTATCACCATCGGTAGCGACAAGCCTGGTCGCCGTTAGACCGCTGAGTGTAAACGTGGTAAACTCTGGACTGTCAGATACGGTTAAACCCTGGGTTAGAACCTGGGTGCTAAGATCATTTATGATTTGTTCCAGATAATGCCAGTCACCTGGTATTAAGTTGTAACGTGCAAGTCCCATTAAAGTTGTAGCCCTACACTACCACCACCTGTATTACCACTGCCACCTGGCGACCATCGATTTCTGGCGTTAGCGGCCATCTGTGCTGAGGCCATCTGTGCCTGGGCACCTATTAAACTACTGGCTATACTGGCCTCAGCCGATGCTTTACTGCCGAACATAGAGGCTTCGGCACCCATCTGTGCTGCTTCTAATGAAGCATGAGCACCGAGTTTAGCAGTGGCAAGTTGTGACAAAGCACCAACCTTGGTCGCTTCAAAGCCTGCTACCGGAGCATAACTCGGTTCTTGCGTGGCGGCTGTGAGCAAAGCCCCGGCTGCTGACGCTTTCAAATTGGACAATGCAGTCAAGGCGTTGGCAAGATTTTCGGTTCGCACATCTTCAACACCAAGAAATTGTTTTGTCGCTTCGGATGATACAAGTCCGTGAATACCAGCCATCGTTGAACCACTTGCCATACCCGTCTGTACCAGGCTCGTCTGACCAGCACCAAGTGCTTCCTTGGCTTCCTGTTCTATGATGGCCTTTTGACCAGCACCGTATTCACCACCGGGACGAAACATACCAACAGCCTCAGCGAGAGGGGCTTCAGCTTTACCGAAATCAGTTTTGGCCTCTTGGAGACGGGCGGCAAATCTGGATAAAGCGGAAGAGTAAAGACCACCTACCACATCGCCGCTCTGCTTTATGGCCGTCTCAGTCCCGAACGTACTCGGCAACCCCCGATAGGTTATGTCTTTCACCTGTGGTTTTTGGCTCTTGCTCTTTGATCGTTCATAAACGTACATTATTTTATTCTCCCGCTTCCTTTGAGGTTCGCTGATATTTTTTCTATACTCCAACTCTGTGAGGCCGTTGAATTAGACAGTTTTATAGCTATAGCACCGTCAGCCATCTTCTGCCTGACAGCGGCCAACAACTTGGTGGATGTGAATGTCTTTTGTAAATTGGCACCAACCCCGCTTTGTATGTTGTCGGTTAGTTCTTCCGCTGTTGCGGCTTTATAGATACTGACTGTAATTCCGTCTGTATCCTGCCCGACAGTCACGCTAAGATCGTCCATCTCAATTTTTTCACGGGGTGTTTCGCCGTCACTCACTATCGGACCCACTACGACCTGGCTTGAGATCGCATTAGAACCGTCATCGTTTTTATGGGCCTCACTGAATTTGCGAATATAGCCATCACCGCCGCCCCACAAAAGTTGGCGTTCTGAATCTTTACGGCAATCGTAATACATAGTGCTGTGTGGTAGATGGTCTGTTTGATAAGTCTCGGGCCACACACCGCCTTTTCGCAGGTCTATCCACATATTAACTGACCAACCTGAATCAGCTTGCACCGCATTTAGAGTAAGGCCATAACGCCGTTTATCATAGGACAGCATTACACGGTCAGTACGTCTGTTAAGACCCATGTCAGTGACAAGTTCCGGCAAATGCTCCTTTGTCAAATTTATCGGCGGTTCGCCCGCTTGTATAGATTTAGTTGTAATGCCAAATACACCGTCACTGCCTACAAAATAGAGAGTGTTGCGATCATCCCAACACCAGGCTTGTGATCCAAATACTCCGGTAGCACGTGATAGATTGGTAAGTATTCCGCCTGTCATTGGGTCACTGCGTAACACCCACAGGCTATTTACACAACCAAAGAGCATATAAAAGTCCTTGTATGGTATAAATGCTGTAAGCTCCTGGCCGACCTGACCGGCTTTTGCTGTCTGACTGGAACAAGCAGCGGCCATATCTGTCTGTGACGTATCCGTGTCAAGCGGATCGTTTACCCTGGTACATAACCATTGGTGTGGGTGTGCGAGGTCGTTCATAAAAATACGGCCAAAACACAAGCCCATGAGATTCGTACCGCCGTCTGGGAATATACCATCAGTTAGTGTCCACGGTGTCCAGTGCGGCGGTGCTACTACCGCTGTGGGCGTTAGCGTAGCCCCACTATCAGCACCAGTGATTTCATTGGTGGTATCAAATTCAGTTGTGGTAGTTCGATAAATCAGACTCCAAGCTGTGGCCCCGGTACCAACATTCTCATCGAAGATACCAGTAGCCCCGCTTGTTGCCTGAGTAACAATTTCACCCTGGGTAAAGGGACCATCGCCAACAGTACCGACGCATCTTGTATTAACACAATCGAGCTTATTGTAGCCGCCGTTCGCACTGGTACGTCCATCGGCAAAATATACCTTCTGGTAAGCCGGGCACATCTCGATGTGTCCAGTGGCACTGAGATCACCGGCAGTCCAACCATGTCCTGCTGCTAATGCTGTCAGTATCGCCATTATACATCCCCGAAATAAATAACCCGGTTCCCGTCACTATCCATACCAACAACGACAAGACGAACGGAATGCCTGCCACCCTGCCGCCCGTCGTTAGCTGTCCACGCTTCGGTTGGCTCATCCCATACTTTGTCAGCATCGTAGCTATCGTCTCTGTCATCCGGCCACGTCATAACTATGCCTTCCCGAAGTAAACCACTGTGTCGTCGGCATCATCGGACCCAATTGCAACGATCCACTGATTCGCCCCATGACCTACACCCCCACATAATGCGAAGTCACCAAGACCACCTTCTCCATCAGCACCGCCATCACCACCAGATATATCACTTGCCCATTGATGATTTACTTCATCCCAATAATAATCAGCCTCATAGTCGCCTGGTCTGTCGTCAGGCCATGCTATGCTATCCGCCGAAACAACCGGCAAACCGTCTACAACAGGCTGTCTGCTTGTTACAAACGAAAGTACATAAGTGGTGGTCTGGGCGGGTATAAGGGCCATAATTATCCGGGATATATGTCCTGCCAAACACTTTCCCAATTCGTCTGTAATGTCGGAGCAAATAAATACAACGGGACGTCGGACTCTGGTGCGTCGCTCCGCACCTTGAACGATAGAGATACTTCAATGTCCGGGATTATATCTATAATCCCAATTGTTTCAGTGTATTCGCGTGTATCATGAATAGTGTAATTTACACTCACAAAATCACCGGGTATACCGTACAGTTCCTTCAAATTATCGGCTGCCCCAGCCAGACTGTCTTCAAGTGTGTCTAAACCGCTTCCTTCGTCGTTACTCTCAGCCCACCAGCCCTCATGATAAACATGGTAACTACCGGTCGTAAAAACCCAGGGACCATAACCGTCATTGCCAAATTCCAATAGTGACTGTTTGTGTTCTATTTCCTCGGTGGCCTCACGGGTCTCATCATCATTCCACGAGGTATAATCGGGTGAAGCCGCTACGGCTATAGAATCTATATAATCATCCTCATCATATAGGTCATCGAGATATGGATAGTAACTCATCGAGTTACCCTTTGTCAAGGGGTCCGAACTAAGATAACCCTCTATCTGATTCTGTGTCCATAGAACTCTACTCCTTACATCGTTTAATGATGGATGATATATGTTTATCAGCAGTTGTTTCCACTGTGACTTATAATAAGTTCCACTCTCATATCCTGGCATTTCTATATATTTTTTTTCTTGCCAGCCGCCGACACTTATTTTGACCTCATAAGTACCACCACGCTCCCATAGACCAGAATTTTCAACTGATATTATTGGATCCATTATGTTGGCTCAATATATGTGGTTGCTATCTGACACATACTGGTAATAGGATGATTACCACCCACTTTAGTGGTATATGCCTTAATAAGACCAGGACGTTGGCCTATACGAGATCGTTCATCACTAACATCAGTCGGTCGCACATTAAATGAATGCGGTGTCGTGGTAGGCGGTTGCTCTTCAAGAGCCAGACCCTGGTGCAGTCCATTTATTGGCATCGGAATCTTCATAATGTCACCCTATGGTATAAATACGTCCCGGGGAGTATATGTGCTCCCCGGGATACAGTCGATTAACTCGTCCAATCACGGTCATCAGGGTCGAAGTACACAATATCGCCTGCGTACACTACCTCAATACCGTAGATGTGAATTGCGTCAGTGGTGTGGTCACCGGTTTTCAGCAAAATCGTAAGGGCATCGCCACCCTGTAGACTATTGCCGTCAGCATTAACCTCGTACCACGCTGCACTTGCCACCGCCGATGCGATAGCCGTTGCACACGCGGTCGGGTCAAGGTCCGCACTTGCGGCAGCACCGGCACGTTTCTGATATATCTCAGCATCGAGATATACAGTGTCTGTCGCACCGCCATCCATCGACATCAGAGCACGAATACGCAGCTTGTCCAAGCCCTCATCGTAGTCCTGCGGTACGAGGAAATTGAACATGCACAGTGTATTCTGATCATCGTCAACGAACGTCACCAATTGTTTACTATCTGTATCAAGCAGATCATTGCCGATCTCGGTAAGAGTCGCGGTAAGACTCGCCCCAGTATGATCAAGGAGCGTCCCCAGAGGAATCGGTACTGACTTCCTGATGCCGTTGCCAGTAATCACGGCGTTAAGTCTGCTAAGAAATGTTGCTGGATTCAATCCCATAGTAATTCTCCTTCCGGTAGTCCCGGAATTAGCCTTGGTAGTCCCAAGGCGTTAAACGTCGTGATCCGTGGTCACATCGGCCCACGATCTTTCACGGCGGACGGTTCCCCTGGTATTCGACGAACCGAGACGTCTCGGCCCTGTTCTCGAATCTTTCAGGTGAGCCATTGGTAATGCCTTTTGTACGTACTTTTCGATAAAACCGGCACTCTCAACCATATCCTCGATGTCCATCTCAGCCTGTGCCATGACAGCAGCCAAGATAGCATGGTCAAACCTAACACCGGCAGGATGTTTATTGTTGGCAGGTTCGACATAATAGATGCTATTCGCACCTGGGTTCGTACCGCCAGCGGCACCGGACGGTTTAAGCCAGTCAGCCACGGTAAATGTGCCAGTTGCAGCAGTATAGTCCGTCACAGCAGCATAACTACCTTTACCCGTACCGGCGATTATTGTAATCACCCAACCGTTAAAGTAGTCATCAGCCTCGCCACGAGTCGCATCTACTATCGTAGTATCAGTAGCAGAGTCTACCACTCCGCACTCACAATCGAGTTTATCAAACATGAGTTCGTAAGGAAACTCAAGGACCTCAGCCGAATTCGATTGTGGGTCGATGAACAATTCCCATCGACGTGTCGGGCCAAGGTTCTCATCAGTGTACTCCAGAGGTCGGATGGCTGCGAGTTTCGGGAACCCACTACTCACCGAACATGAACGACGTTGACGTATAACCGATTCATGCACCCATCTAATTTGCGTAGAATGTGCCGAACTCGCCTCATACGTTATATCACCGCTGTACTCACCCGAGAAGTTCTCGTTGAGTGGATACCTGGCCTTATCACCTTCCACCGTTTCTACATTGGTGATGGCAAAGGTGTCGCCGGTTGCTGGATTCGTCCCACCGGCATTGCCATACTTGTCAAGCCAGTCAGCCACTGTGCATGTGCCAGTTGCAGTGGTATAATCAGTAATCTTGGCGTAACTGCCTTTGCCAGTACCTGTCAGAATGTAACAGTACCAGTCATTTAGGTCGTCATCACTGTCGTAAGTAGCCGACAATGTGGCATCAACGAGGGTGGTGTCCGTCGCCGAATCGACCGTTCCTGTAACCCTGGTGGTAGCCAGAGTTACGCTCATTATTCTGCGGGTCCATCGCCAGCCCTCGGATGGCCCGTCAGCTATAAACATGCGTATGCCATCGTTGACCACGTCCTTGAGTAGTTCAAGATCGGCCTTGTCTATAGGCGGCAACGCCTCATCAGTACCGGACGAGCCATAATAGGCCATACCAGACTTGCGGGCCACTCGCGTTATCAGTTGCCTGAACGTAAGGGCTGAGGTAGGTTCGCTCATTTTTCCACTTCCTTCATGCCAAATATACGGGTTATGGCCTCTTCGTGAATCACACCACCGACCGGTGCCGGCGAATTGCCATCGTGCGTGGATTCGATATGGCGATTCATCGCTTTCTTGATAATGTCATATTCGTGTTCATCCACTGAGAACGTATCATCTCCACAGGCAAGCAGCCGCTTCGCTACCGTAATAGCTTCGCAGATTTCCTCACCGGTCTTAAACACTCCGCCGACTCTAAGCCAGGCCGCAAGATTTTCCTTCAGCGGATATTGCCGTTGTTCCTGCACCGTCTCATGTTTACCGTCACTGGTTACCTTCGGCACTGCAACAGTAACATCATACTCGCTCAAATCCAATTCGTACATCTTCATTACACTTTCCCCTTTCAATGCGGTTAAAAGCCCAGGTCCCACCCCGCACTGAAAGGAGTGGGACCGGGCGTTAGATGCTACTCAGGGGCGTCATCGTCAGCCTCAGCCTCAGCTTCAGCCTCAGCAGCTTCAACGACGTCCTTCGCTTCCTGCGTCAGTTTCGGATTAAACCCACCACCAGCCGCAAGAATCTTCTCTGCCTTCCAAAGCGGAATCATGTTCATTCTCCTACTAAATTTTCAAGAGTTCGGTTTTAGCCCTGCAAATTTATCAGAGGGCCGTTACCATCTGCCGTACCAGCAACGCAATGGCCGGCATACTGCGTACCATCAGCAGCGGGTACCGTTCCACCGATTGCTGTCTCCACACCATCGAGTGAACCATCATGTCTCCACATAATACCGACACCGCCGTGACCGGTTACAGTGGCCTGTGGTGCAACCCACGAAATTCCCTTAGTCTGAACCCAGAAATACTGGGCGGCAGCACTGACGTAAGACGCCGGTACACCAGCCTTGGGCATGTTCGCATCCGCAGCGACGTCAAGGCCATAATACGGATTACGGTAGACCTCAACGGCCTCGGTACCGGAAACAATCGCATTGGTGAGCGAGGCGTCAATCCGCAGATTAAACGCAACGTCAGCAGCACTCGCGTCGTTCCCGATAATACCGCGAGTCGTGGTAGCGAGATCGGTTGCACCGTCAAACAAAATCACATACCCACCACGCAACTCGTCCTCAGTAAGAGCGGCGTGGGTAGCTGCCGGAATGGTGATCTCAAAATCACCTACAGAATGGTTTGTTGCGAACGCAGTGTAGGACACCAGTCCGGTGTACGAAAACTCACAACCGTGAGCCGCATACAAAGCATTAGTCCCGAGTGACCTCGCATAACGAAACTCTCTGCCATCAGGTAGTACGACTCGATCACCCACGTTCCACTTAGTATCCCTCTCTGTGGAAACACGATACAAAAAATCCCAACTTGGGCCATCAGCATGGCGAACCATACCAGCCTCATCGAGATAATTTACTCTGGCTTTACCTTGTGCCATTTCATTCCCCTTTCATTCTAACAATGAGCTATTAGCTCGTGATCGGCTTGTGGATTACGAAGCCAGCCTGACGCCGGTTCGTACACAGGTTGTTGTGAGCACCATCAAGAAAGACAGTAAACGTGGTATGTTGGCCGCGGTCTGTCATCGGCTCAGACTCTTCCATCCAGTAGCCATCCTGGACATAAGGAATGAACTTCTCGAAGTTGACACAGTAAATCGGCGAGGTCGCGTCAGACGTCACCGGATCGGTGACGCCATCAAGCTCGGTAATATATACAACCGGGAGCCTGTTGACGTATACCACACCGGCATCATCGGCCCTGATATTACCGAGAACGTCCGCACCCGTATGATTATCCTGCTTCTGGTCCGCGAGGTCCTGGAGTTCCACCGCGACATCAGCATCACAATAGATTCTCTTAGCCGCATTACGGGCCTGGGCCGGGTCGTTGATAAACAACGGGGCCTTAAACTTAGTAAGCAGGAATGCCTTACGGAAAGTACGCAACAGGACGTTGTCAACGCTCGTGTACGTTGCAGCGTAGTTCTTCCACTTGGCATTGGCGTTGGCATCAAGATCGGCACAGATATAACTGGTACTCGCATCCTGGAATCGGATGGTCTGCCCGTTAAATCCGGCAGTGGTGCTGTCCGCATCAAGCATGTTGATGTAATACGGTACACCATACGGGTACAGGTCGTCGGTACTGTTAGTCGGAGTCTTCCAACCACGGTCCTCGATGAGGTCCGCCAAAGACCACAACCCGTCAATTCGTCGCGTTTCAAGCAGCCTGATGAAACCCTTAGCCGAACTCTTATTACGGAGAATCTCCAGTTTATCCCACGAGTAATGGGTGCCTATCTGACACCAGGGAACCTCGATCTTCGTCAGGGCGTCGCCAACCGCTGGCTCGTCCGTATCGAAGAGTCTCCGATACCTTGCGTTACCAGTCGGTGACAGCATCACCTTCCGCTCGATCTTCGTTCCGCCATCAATCTCCATTCGCTCTGTCTGATAGATACGGCAGAACTCATAGTCGTTGTTTGTCCACATGACCTCAAAATACTGCTTAGGTAAATCCTGAAGCGTAGTCTGTATGAGATCAGCGAGGTCTGCATTCTTTACAGCCATGTTTTCCCCCCTTTACGGTTATTGTTTACTTAAACGCTTTGACGAGTCTGTCCTGTGTTCTGGACAGTAACTCATCACGATCCTTGGGCTTGCCCTTTGTCTTCTCGTCAGCGGTAGACTTCCCAGTCTTTTTCCCGCTCGAAGGTCGGATGGTCATGCTCTTTCGCCGCTTGGTGGCTGTACCCTTCAACTTATCACGTATCACCTGCTCTTGCATCGGAGCAGTGACCAGCAGATGAGCCTTTTCGAGAGCCGTTTCGGCTTCCATCCTGACACCATTCAATGCCGCACCACCAAGAATCTGGTCTGCCAAATTAAGAACGGCCAAACGGTTCTTCTGTTGACCACTCCGGAGATCAGACCAGTCCATACCAGGTTTAACCACGCCATAAAACTCAGCATACGGTTCCTGTGTTTGTGTGGCTGCAAAGAACGCATCAACCTTGGCTTCGACCGCATAGTCGGCAGATGCCACCTGCTGTGGCTGCTGTACCTGCTGCGGCTGTTGCATAATCTGCTGTTTGAGAGCTTTGTTGCTTTCGTGCATCCCTTTGAGCAGGTTTACAACTTCTGGGCTTAGGTCGTTCTCTTCGGCGATTTTCTTGAAGTCAGGGTCAGCTTCCTGCTGCACCTGCTGCGGTTGCTGCACCTGCTGCGGTTGCTGCACCTGTCGTCCAAGAGCCGCGAACTGTTTCGTTAGATTGTTGGTGCTCGCATGGATATTCTGTAACACCTCTAACGCATGTTCGGGGTCCGCCCCAAAGAACTTTTCTACATCCTCTTTCTTCCATCCTTGGTGGATCGCACTGCGTAGGTACGCATCGGGCAACTCCACTTCTTGCGAGCCATCGCCTTCGTCCTCGCCAGGGGTAGGTTCGTCGTCACCTGCCTGTGTGTCATCCTCAACACCAGGGGTAGGTTCGTCGTCACCTGCCTGTGCATCGTCTTCGTCGATGTCGTCGTCATCTTCCTTCGGTCTCGTCAGATTGCCAAGATTGGCGAGTCGTTCCTCTACGGAACTAACAAGTGTCTCATCTGCGAGAGCCTCCTCGTCCAATTTCTTCAACTTTTCTGTGTGTTCTTTGCCCATGATTATCTCCTTAAAGGGTAGGGGTTAAATTACACCGCTGCTTTTCGGAATTTGTGTCTTACTCTCTGCTTTTGTTTTCTGAAACCTGTCTTTTTCAAGTACGCATCGTGTGCCGCATAGTTTGTAAACTCAGGCCGTCCATCATCGTGTATCTTTATGTCCGGGAACAGTCGCCGATGTTCGGCCACCTGTGACGGACTAACGGCAAGTGAATCTGATATGATCGGTTTACTGTACTCCCGCCCTTGGTGTGACTGCGTGGGCACATCAGCCCCAAAATCACGACGCATCACAGCCCCGCAATCGCATGTCGGCAGTACCTCATCGGCATGTATGCTGCGGCTGACTTCTTCTGTGTTATCACACCTATCACAGATGTAACTATAAATAGGCATTATTTCTTTCTCCCAGTAGCGGGGTACTTTTTGTTTGAATAGGTCTTGCCCCCGTAATAAATCTTTTTCAGTTTCCTGCCCACCCGTTCTAACAGGGACTTACGTTTCTTCTTCTTCTCCTGTTTTGTTTTCCATCTCTTTTTGGCTTCAGCGTGAGCCTTATCAATATCCCGCCCTGCTTTAAGCTGTTTTTCAACTTCTTGTGCATATTTATTCCGATTTACTGCCATAATCTACACCATCCCCGCAGGTTGTGGAGCACCCTGCTGCTGCATCTGGGCTGTCTCCCCGCCAGGTCCAAACTGTCTCGTATCATAGCCGCTCGTATAGCCGCCATTCTGTTTTATAGCACCCATCGACATCGAACCAGCCCCGGCTTTACCTGCCGGTTGTGGTCCCATCATCATCATAAGCTGTAGCCTATTCATGTACTCAGGGTCTTCAAACCAATCACCAACTTCTTCAAGTATCCCCATCTCATCGGCCAAATCAGTAATGGCCTTCGGGATATTGAACTGCACACCCATCTGCATTGACACCATGCCGGACTGCATTATGGACGGCACCAGCTTCGTGGCGAATTCAAGGATACGCCGTGTCTTGACCTTCGGGTCAAGCCGTGACATAGACCTTGCTTTAATGCTGAACGTAAACTCAAGAAAGTCCCCGGTGCGTTGCTCGGGGGTTAGCACCAACTGCTCGTAACGTCCGCCTGGTAGTCTACGTGATACTGGCAATTCAATGAACGGATCCGTATGCAGATACCAAGCGTGCTTCATCGCCACCTGGCCGGCCACCTTGTATCCGGCGAGCCGCATATCTTCAAGGCCGATATTGGCGTTTTCCTGCATCCCGGCATACTCGGTCGCAGTGTCGGCTCCAGTATCACCACCGGCAAGTTGCTCCGGGTTCTGTGACATGTAATTGAACCAATGCTGCAATGTTGAAATAATTCGCTCATTACTCTGGTTCTGCCCACCGAACGATAATACCTTAGCACTGTCTGGATTACCGATAATAAAATCACCATCGGGAGCGGTACGCAGGTCCTCACCTTCATCAGCCCCCGAAGGGTCAACTACGGCCACATCTTTCTGACGGTCGGCCTGATCAAGCGTTTTCGACATCATGCGATTCGATGCCACATGCAAATCGTACCACACACCAACGGGCGGTACACCGAACGGACTGCCGGGAATCTCTTCAGTCAACGACATGAACGTATATGGCCCCTCATCGGGTCCATAGAACTCATTGACAGAGATATAATCATCAGTTATAAGTTGCTCCGGGTCGGGAATGCGTATCAGGGCCTCTGCTCCGGGCACGTATATCTCAACCACGTCAACCAGGTCCTGTAACTCGAATATCTCCTGGTTTGACATGTTGGACTGCATCAGTGCTTCGACCTTATGACCGGCATCGGCATGTTTTGACCGTGGCAACAGCATAACAACATCGTGGTCGCACGTATCGTCATCAAGCAAAAACTGTCTCGGTACTCTGTTTCTATCACCAAGAAATGCTGATTTGCGAAAGCGTTTGCACTCACTATCAAACACGAAATCATCCAGGTCAACGATGTCCGTATATATCTGTCCCTGATCTATTAGGGTGTCACCGAAGTTGATAAGCTGCCCACCTTGAGCCAGCCCGGTCTTTAGTATACCAAGCATAAACATAGCATCTACAGCACACAGTCTCAACGTGCTGGCAAGATCAATACGCTTAGCAAGATCGTCAAGCCCAAGACCAAGCAAGTACGCATAGTCCCGGTGTTCTACGATTTCGGTATCTACCTTGGTGACGCCATTCCGCATAATGATGTTCGGTATGATAGCTCTTATGGCGTGAAATATCTGATTGATGGGTTCGTCACCGACGACGCCCTCGTCTTTCGCCATATACTGGCCGATGTACTCACGCAGGAACATGGCTCTCGCACGCCTTTGTCGCCGTGTGCGTCTGAAGCCGTCCTTCACCATGAGTTGTAGCTGGCGTGGACCGATTTCTTGTGGCATTATTTTCTCCCCAAACTCCAGCGTGTCCTATATTTCTTGGACGTCGTTCTCTTCTTACGCTCCATAGCCGCTTTATACCTCGCAGCAGGAGACCTCGCCGGGGCATTGCGTTCGCCCGGCTTCGGCCCTCTTGGAATATCCTTGTCATCAATCGTAAGTGCGTCCGCTATGACGACGTCACCGTGGGTCTTGCGTGCCGACGCCTTTTCCTCGACCATTGCCGCGGGACCTATCCCGCCGTCATCATAGTAGACATACATTTTCATCTCATCAAGGCCCCATCTCGACGGATTCACATATCCACCATGAGCCAGGGCACGGTCATACTGGGTGAGTAGCATCTCTTTCGACTTCTCATTGGAATGCCACCCATATTTCTTCTGTTTCTTCTCGTGGATCGTGCCAACAGTAGGCATCCGGTAATAGTACGGGTAGCGGTACACCCGCACCATCAATCTGCCAAAATCCCATCCAGGCCCGTTCATCTCCCACTTCAAAAACGGCAAGCCCTTTCGACCACCGCACCAAAGAGCCAAGGCCGCGACCACTCGCACCATCTCGTATGGCGGGGTCGTGGCATTCCGCCACTCAGCGATCTTCTGTTTAGTCTGCTTGCACTTGATCGAGACCACCGAGTTCGATGCCCCCATACCTTTTCCCACATCAATACCAAAGATATAGCTAAGGTTCTGGTCTGGCCTGCCGCCTATGAGTTCAGTCCACACCCGTAGATCGCCATTATTATCCCGCTTAAACGAGATACCTTTACGATCTCGTTGGTGTATGAGAGTAGCTATTGAATCGTCCGCGATAGTACGCTTCATCCCCACAGTCCATCGACTTATCGGATCTCTGGCAAACAGGGCGATGTGCTTCTCAATGTTGCTCACCGTAAAGAAATTCGAGCCAGCCTCAAGGTCTTCGGCGTCGAGTTCCCTCGCCATTTCCTGTGGCGATCTCACTTTTTCCTCTTCGTTGTAAAATGGAGACCGTATCTTCCAGACTTTGGTAACGGGGTCCTGAACCACATACCGCCCCTTGCCTTTGTCTGGGTGATCCCACCACATCAATGGGAATACAACAATCTTACCCGAGTTCTTCCATTTACTATACTCAGTACCAGGTCCAGCCACAGTCGAATTCACGATACGCATCAAGCTGGCGTCTCGCGTAGCACTCCGCATTAGTGTGCCATTCTTTACCTTGGCAAACTCGTCAAGCAATGTCAACAATCGCCTGTCACCGGAAGCAGCGTGTTCCGTGGTCGATTCACCATCGATGCAACTACCATTAAGGGCGTTTTTCATGTGCATCTTCGTGCGATATTTGCCGCCCACCTGCGTCATAGGTGGCTGCATCCAGTCCGGCAACCAGTGATTTATGTAATCATGCCGTTGAAACAACGCCTTCATATTGCCCGGTTTGTCTACGTAATCCTCGGTCCTGGACAATTCGAGCAACTGACTGTCTGGGCGGAACAACCACAGCCAGTGTACAAACGCGATACTACACCAACTTGCTCCCATGTCCCTTGATTTGTTGATGAGTATGTCAAGTGCGTTGGCAAGGTGATACTCAAATCTGCCAAATAGAACATCTTGCACATCCCAGGTAATAAAGGGAGCGTCGGCAAAGGCCGACTGTGTTCGTTCACCCGAAATACCCTCAACTTCAAACTGATGGTATGTCCACCCAAAGGTGTTAATCCAGTACAATACTGACTCAGTACAAGCAGCCATGAGATCGTTCTGGAGCCCCTCGTCATCCTCGGCTTCAGCAAGCAACTTCTCGCGGTACTGAAGATTCTCCATCTCCAATTTTGGAACCACGAGACCAGTCTTCGGGCATGTCCACGTAGGCTGTATGTCCGGGAATGGCTCTCTAAGCTGGGGCTTCAGTATTTCCTGGCCCACTGTCACTGGCAATTCCCCCCGCTATTTTATTCAACCGCTTTCTGCTCTGCTCGCCCACTCGATCAGCAGCCGAAGCCTTGTTACCAAGACTCTTCCCGTCCGTCTGCGGCACCTTGCCTTCAAGTCTGTCCCACAATAGGGCCATCATGCCCTTATCTGGTTTGTGGGCAATCTCTTTGCCATCATCCTTTATCTCTGTCCATCCAAGGGCCATCTTCCACATCAATCGTGCAAGTTTCTCGGCCTTGGATACCGGCCTGGGATCGTCACCCTCAAGACACTGTTCGGTCTGCTCAAGTGCTATTTCGCGGACAAACTTAGACAGGGTCCTGCTGGCTTTTGCTTTTGCACCTCTCTCCATTTCCCCCCGCCGATCTATCAGTCAATCGTGATCTTCCGCATATACAAAGTTGAAGAATTGGTGTTCGCTTCAAAATACAGAGTTGTATACCCAGTAGGAACCTTTATAATGATCGTCTGTTCCTTCGGGCACACCCATTCGATGTTTGCAGCCGTAGACGTCACACCCGTCAGCGACATAAGGAACGAACCTACCAAAGCGGTACAGGCATAAGTCGCACCAGCCTCTACCGTCTGGGTATAGTCATCCCCGGCTGTAGCAGCCGCAGCCGATAGACCAGATGCGAGCACCGGGTCAGCCGTAAATGGCGTATTTGGCATCTTGTTGCCATGATTATCACACGAATAATTAGCCATATCACTCTCCCATCGCGTTATCAATCTCTCGTTTAGTTTCTGCCAACCCACGCTTCCGACGTCGGATGTCAACCATATCTGCCTTCAGCCTCTCGGGGTCAATAGCAGCCTTGAACCGTCTGCGGAACTCCGCTCGCGGCATGTCCTTGACAGTGAATGAATCGAACAACCTGTCGATATAGTCCTTTTTCTTTGGCCCTTTGCCATTACGTGTCGATTTTTTCGATCTTCGTAGAGCCATTAGTCCTCGTTAAATTTGCTTTATTAGCCAAGCCAAACAGTAGGCGTAGGCTTCCTCGGAACTATTAGTCAACCATACCCCAGATTCACCCAACATCCAACACGCCGCATGAAATGCTTCGTGTGCAACTACGTGAGGTTTCGCGTTACTGTCCAGCCATATAACACCAATGTCACTCTTTTCTTTGGAGTGGACAGCAAACGTCCCCGATATATCTGCTCCGTGTTTCTCCGCTATATCGCCAAACTCGTGCATAATGCGACGAGCGTATGTCTTTCGTGGACCACGAAAGACATAGATATTACGACAGTATAGCTCGGAATAAATACATCGGAAATTGGGTTTTGCCATAATTTAGTCTACTACTTCACACCAAGCTGCGATCTCGTCCTCACCAACCAGCCACGCCATCTGACCAGTCTTGTCATCGGTGTATACATACAGGGGTGGCTCGGGTCGTAGCACAACGTCGCCAATCTTGAACTTGCTTTCCTCGCCCGCCGATGCTACCGTGGCCCAGTCTTCATAACCCGGGTCACTGCCATCGGGTAGCTGGATACCGCCAGCCGTCATCTTATCTCTCTTTATCGGTACGAGGACAACATATCCCGGACACGCTATCATTTTCAACATCAGTTTTCCTTTCAGTGCGTATCGTTTCTATATCCCAATCGCCACAACAATCGTCCTATGTCCTTGCTTATTCTGTCCACGCTCTCTTCTGATTTACGCGGTTCACAAGCGTGCATAGCTTCATGTATTGCTGTTATTAAACCCCTCTGAGTGTTAAGAGGAACTAAAATGTACAGCCATCGGCGATTGCTTGGTGTGTCGCAACATCCGTCAATACCATCTGGTTTAACCTCTACACAATACCTGGTTCCATTGAACGTATGCGTTTTTATGCTACTCATCTTGTTCCGATAAAGAATCAGCCGGGTCTCCCCCCGCTAAACCCGGCTGATCTTCTGTTGGGAGATATGTTGTCAATCTCGTGTTAATCTGATCCATCAACTGGAATATCTTATGAGCAGTCGAACCAATATACCCTTTGTCAACGACACCGATTCCCTCACACATCAGTGCCTCGTTAATGGCTTCGTGATAATCATCGTTGGCGTTCTTAACCACAAGTACGATCTCTTTTACCGTTTTATCCGCCATTATTAGTCCTCTATTGGTGCGTTCGTATAAAATGTTGCAGTTCTGCCCGGGTCATCCCCTCGGCCATTTTCTTCGACGCCCCCTTCACCTTAACCCGCTTCCCCTTTTTCTTCGCCAGGGCTATCCGTGCCGCTATCGCTTGTTTCTTACTCTTCGCCGGCATTTTCCTTCTCTTTTAACGTTGATAATACCGTTGCTTATTCGTCAAGTACCAAACGTACAATACCGTCATTATCTCTAATCACTTCCCCCCGTGCCCCACGGTTTATGGCACTGAGGACACTGGCATCGCCCAGGATCACAGTTCCAGGTGTCAGACTGATGCGGGTAACAGCCAAAAACCTGTTACCCCCATCTGAGTTACGGAGATGAACCTTCCTCCCACCATAACCAGGAGGGATTTCTATCGCTGTATTCGATCTCAGTCTACACTCTTGTGTCCCTTTTATTACCGGTGGTATCACAAAGAAACACTCGAAGCATCGTGTCGCTATCGCTTGTTTCTTACTCTTCGCCGGCATTTTCCTTCCCTTTTAACGTTGATAATACCGTTGTCTGTTCACCTGTTCTCCGGCCTATTTGTCAAGCATCAAACGTGCAATGCCATCGCTATCTCCAATCACTTTTCCTCGTATCCCACGACTTATCGCCCGTAATACTTCAGGTTCGACCCAAATCGGTGTGCCCGCGGTTAAATTTGTCAACGTGATGATAATCGGCGTCACGAGACAGGAGTTGTCTTTCGAGTTCAGTCTGTAATCAGGCGCGGAGTAATTATCACAGCCTTCATATCCATGACAGACATCGGTAGGGCCTCGTTTCGGTTTACCACCATATCCCGGAACGGTCTCCGGTTTCTTGACATACCCCTTGCATTCTGGACGAGTGCAGTGGATCATTTTATGACAATATAACATGAGAGTGTACCATTGATTGTCCAATCTTTTTTACCCCCATAGCCATCTATCAATAAAGCGTTCCCACCATGTTCGTTTGCGTCCTTTGTTACTTTGGAACCAGACCTCATCAAATTTGAACACCTTATAGGCGGATAACTTATACTGTGTCAACTCCTTATTGGTTAAATGGGGTCCGCAGTTACCCTTACTGTTGTGTGTCGTCCAATAGGGCCGCTGAAAAGGCCGTATCCATATATTATACGCCGCATCATGGCATTCTGTTGATGGCATTCACGTAGCTCCGATACATCTTTATATACTCGTGGGCGTCGGCTTTCTTTCGGGTCCTACGCCATTTACCCCACGCCTTCTGAAGCGGTGTCGATTTCGGTAGCGGTTTCATACCCCATGTTCCCGTAAAAACGCACAGATACTGAACGACGGGATAATCACGGTCATTCCGCCATTCCCACCGCTTACCATTCCGACAATTCCATCATCCATGTCAAATACCGGACTCCCCGAACTGCCGCCCAATATACAGGCGTCAATCAGGTATACTTCACAGTCCCACGACCATTTATCATACGTCGTAGTCTTTCTGGATAATATACCTGTGGTCAACGTGCCGGCAAACAACGACGGTGAACCTATCACGAATACCTTCGAGCCGATTTCCGGGTCCGTCTCCAGGTTAAACACCGGCCCGTCGTATTCGCTCTCGGCCCGGAACAACGCGAGATCGTAGTGATCGTTGACGGCAACCCTCTTCACCTTCACGGTCTTGCCGTTTAGCAGTCGTAACTCCGCGGTCCCATCAATTATGCTGTTCGCAACGTGGGCGTTCGTTAAAACGTGCCTCTCATCTACGAAAAACCCTGAGCCAACACCGCGTATCTCATTGCTGAAATCGTCGTTTCTGTCGCCGTATATCGTAACCGTACTCGACACTCGGGCGTCGTACATCTTACTCAACGGTGCCACTCGTACACACGAGCACAATAACAGACTAATCAGCAGTATTCTCTTCATTTTTCAGTGGTTCCCACCTCATCGGTCTGGCGCATAACGGGCAACGGTGTTTTATGACCACATCATCGACCGGTTCGATCTGGAACAGGCCACAGTGATCACAATGCCAGGCGAATCTATCAGCCGCCTGCTGTTCTCCCCATCTTAACGGTCTTTCCAGCACATCATCCATAGTTTTCAAGGTAAATATCCCCGTATACGGCGATTTTACCCTCTTCGATCATCGCTGTAAACTTCATGCCGGTCAATCCATACCCTCATCGCGTTCAATCTCCATTTCGAGGGTGTTGATCATCGAGTCCATGTGGTTCTGAATCTCGCACAACCGGTCCACAGTTTCCCGCTTACTAACGCTCATGTCCCCGAACATTTCATCAATCAGTTTTTTAATCTCTTCGACCATAAAAATACCCACCCTTACCCGGGGTATTTTCTTCTTTCGACGCTATCGCCAAATACCCCTGCCTTCCACTATACCCCCAAATCTTACGGAATTACGCCATTTTCCTGCATTATTCTGTAGACTTTTCCCGGATTTTGCTCATATATATGTTTACTTAGTGTGGTCCGCTAAAATAGTGTAAATTGTGTAATAGGCATTTTTAGTGCGTATGTTGCTTTCGAGAAGGGGGAGGGGCGGGACTCCGGGTGGGGGGCGAAGGTGGGACGGGGGGGTATGCCCGATTTTTTCTCTGGGGGTACTGATTTCACCCTCACGTGTTCACTCCCCCGCACGCACGCACGCACGCGGGATTAAATCGGCCAACGTTTAATCGCGTCGCCACGTGCGATATTAAATCGGGGCGAGGTAGTACAGTAAATTAGTACAGTAAACATCTGGGGTTGGCGTCCTGGACATCACGCACCCACGATTTTAGCCCAAAATTGGCGATCCGGGCAATAGGTTGCATTAAATTTAGTCAGTTAGACAGCAATAGTACAGTAAAATTTTTGCTTAAGTCGTTGTTCTATAAGGGTTTAACTGCGATTTTAGTACAGTCAGCAAAATAACCGGAGTCTACATACATATATACATATTTGCGCTCTCGATTATCGGCCCCTTTCCCTCTCTTTTCTCTTTTCTTTTTTCTTTATACTAAGAAAAATAACCGTACTGTACTAAAACAGGGGTTAAACTATTATAAATAAAGGACTTACGAAAAATCGTTTACTGTCTATCTGTACTAAAATCCACGTTTTCACGCCAAAAACAACGTTTCAGTTAGTACAGTAACATTTTTGCTGTACTAAAAACAGTTGCCATCAAGCCAGCGAAACCGAAAATTTCGGCTTATCCTCTTATATAGCAAATTTCATGCCAAACCACACAAAAATCACAAACAGTTTTTCGACGTCACGATGTGCAAATCCCGTGCCAGCTTTTTTTGCAAAATTTTAAGTCCTTTAATGACAATGGTTTACAGCACAAAAAAATATTTTTTCGCACAAAAATCAGGATTTTCCTTGACAAAAGAAATATCGATGGTATAATAAAAGGCGAACCGCGACGGCGAAAACGCCGAAACGCACCCCCTAACGGTTTTTCGGGATTCGCCGCTCGGTTCTGTTGCTGTTGCTGTTGTTGTTGTTGTTGTTGTTGTTGGAGGTAGTGCTATGTGCGACTCTTGTGAAGTGTCATACATAAATGGCGTAAAATGCCATGAGCAAGGCTGTCCCGATGCTTGGAAAGATTCAATCCGTGAATGTGATTGGTGCGGTGCTGAGTTTATTCCTGAGACTCGATTTCAGACCTGCTGCTGTGATGATTGTGCCGTTCTGCTGAGAACGTAAAACAAGGCTTTTTGTTACTATCGGAGAAATATACTATGCGGTCTGAAATTTTGCACATGAAAAGCGGCAACAATTATGCCCTACTACATGACAAAATGTGTAACCAAGGTGCTTGGGAATCGCGGGCTTGGCGATGGTTTTTGTTCATCTTGGGCGAAGAACGTGAGTATGTCGGTGATTTCCGCACAAAATGTGAAGCTCTCGACCATATTGAGGAAATTGAAGGTGTCTCTCTGCAATTATGACGTGGGATTAAAATCATGACCGAAAAACTACTGTTCACTATGATCGTTCTGCTGATTTCCGGTATTGCTGTGGCCGGTACGATATGGCAAAATAGATAAAACCACTATTGGGTTACTGGCCAACCCTTGATGGCCAGAGAAACGGAGACTCCACATGGAAGCTCACCTAAACAAAGACGGCCAACTTGTCATCACCCTTGACTTCGATAAGAAGGGCAAGATGTCGGCAAGTGGCAAGTCGAAAGTACACGCAAGTACCAGAGGTAACATCAGATGCAACCTTGAGGACTTTGGGACTTTGAACATCGGCGTCAATGCGTACTCCTCGAAGTAGGACAGTCTCCGGCACTGGGGCACGGGCGGGTTGCCGTACCCGACAAAACAAACCCGTGCCCCGGACCCGGCCACTGTGAAAGATTGAGACTGTGAGGTGTAAGATGGTGGATATTGAAATAAACACGAATACAAAAGATAGTTTTGTGGTGGGCCGGAACGGTGTGATCCCCATTATAGCTATCAAGGTATGGCAAGCAGAGGACCGCGGTATGTTGTATATTAACGGTGTTGGTGTGAGCGGAAAAGTGCTTAATGCCGGATTTGTTATCGATAAGAAGGCGGCAGAAAAACTGTTGACCAAGATTTCTGAAGTACGATCCAGAAAGTGAGGTATAACATGAACACCCCAAACGTATTGTTAGTACAAATCGGCAGTGACCTGTTGACCACCGGTGAGAGCAAACAGGTCCGTGAGTATTATGACCTGTTGTACAGTGGAGTGCGGCCCGGTTACTATAAGTTTGGTCCGACGTGGGAAATCCCCCTGTGGATGGCAGAGATAAAAGCCATACTGCCGAATACTATGGTGTATTTTGCTATCGGTAAAACAGATGTGGGATGGCTAACACTGAATTATGACGTAGTACAGGGTTTAATATCACTGTGCAGACGTTTCCAATATGTCTGCTTCTCCGCACTGGATTGCAACAAGCACATCATTCGTCAAGTGGTGAATCAGTGCCCTAACACCATGTTTTGTGTTGGTGGGTACTGCGGCGAACACTTCGCTAAATCTGAAAATGTGCAGTGGTTTTACAGTATGAGACAATTCAGACGATGGTGGAAGAAACATGACAACGGTTACTGTGTCAACTATAATACTTGGGCTGGACATAAAACTATCGGGCGTCTTCGGTTATCCACCGGCTGCAATAACAATTGCAGATTCTGTACGATAACCGGCAGGGTAAAAGAATTGACTGAGGCGGAGATATTTCAACAAGTCGATGCTCTGAGTGTTCTGGACAGTCCGTTGATCTATCTGGACGACAAAACATTCGGACAGGCGGTAAACCACGTTTTGCTGCCGGAAATTGCCGCACGTTTTCGCCGGATAATGTCCTACGGTTTTCAGGGATTTATCATTCAGACCACCGCCGCTCAGATAATACATAAGTCAGAAGAATTTTTCAGAGAATCTGGTATCAAGTATGTTGAAATCGGTGTAGAATCATACAACAACGATATTCTTGGGGCCATGAACAAGCCGGCCCGCGAAATGACGATACAGGCGGCGGTGAGCAAACTGAAACGGCTCGGCATACAGGTTGTCGCCAATGTGATGATCGGTTTACCAGGCGAGACGGCAGAAACATACAACAAAACATTGAGTTGGCTTTTAGACAACAAATCTGCCATAAGTCATCTTAACATTTATACATACGTGGACTATGACAGTCCCAAACCAACGTCTGAGAATTGTGGTGGGCATAGCGAGATTGACAAATCGTTTGCCAAGACACTGTACGATATTGGAACAACGATGCTCGAAAGTGAGGTCTAATATGATGTATAAACTAACAGACCAAAACATGCAAACCTGTAACGGATTTCAGTACACACTCGGAAAATGGGCAGAGGCAACCGGTGATGAAAACAAGAGCTTATGTTCAGATGCTTGGTTGCACTGTTATAGCAGTCCAGAATTAGCGGCATT